AATTGCTCTACCAACTTGCAATCCATAATCCTGAGACATCTTCTCTTGATCACTTACAACTTGACTTGGAAAAAAACTATTTGTTACACCTCTAGCCATATTCTTATTTTATTATCTCGGATAAATTGCCTTCTTGTCTGTATTTTGCAAATTTAACTTTCATTGTTCTTTTTTGTATTGGAGCATTCGGTCTGTATAAATCTTTATTACATGCCATCACAGCTAGCCCTGAGCTTATTGCCGCATCAAACTTTGTTCTATTATTTATATCAAACTTAGACCAATCATTTAGCGTTTCATTAAAATACATTGTGCCATAATTTCCATCCGACTTTAAACCTACGTAGCTATCTATATACATTTCTATAGCTGATGCGTGTGCTTGTTTTATATCTTCACTTGAATTCGGTATTCCGCCTATTTCTTTTTCTGTTACTGATAACTTATTCCAAAGCTTATCCGGGCGATTCATTGAATATCCTCGGTATCCTCTTCTTTTAAAGTAATACAAAAGCCTAGGTTTGTTGTTTTCACATAATAAAGGCATTCCATAAAATACACAAGCCATTAATACATCTTCGAAAAATATCTCGGCTGTTTGAGGTCTTGCTACATATTCTAAAAAGAAAGTACTCGGCGGAGCATCTTCCATACTAAACTTAGTTAAACCGTGTAAAGCTCCTTTAGATCCTCTACCGTCGGTTGTTCCAGATATATCATAACTATCACAACCAAAAGCACCCATATGCTCATTACCTGGGTGTCTAATACCATTTTTTATTACTTGACGATTTTGAATATTGTAAGAAGGAGTCCAGGTTATTAAAAACCTACCTTGAGGATTTGGGCTAAATACTACTTTAGAGTCTTTTATACCATTCTCCCATTGAAAGCTACCTTTTGTTACTACATTACTATTAGCTAAATCTTCGTTGTAATCTATTTGTTCGTATATTTTTGCTAAGTTAAAGATGCTGTTTTTAGTCTCATCTCTAAAAGCGTGTTCCTCTGTACGCGGAAACTGTCTGTAATATTCGTTTAGAGCGTCCTGGTCGCCTTTTAATCCGTCAGCTTCATTATTCCAATGCTCTATGACACCAACTTCAATAGCGTCTCCGTGTGGGCTTTCGCAATCTTCAAGTGGGGTGTTGAATACAGGCATTCCATAAGCGTCAATGAATCCTTCGTAATTCCATTCCATAGGAATGAACAGAGAATATAATCCTGAGCGAGTCTGTCCATTGGCGTTTCTTTTCGTAACATCTGATGTTCCATATAATTTCTTAAAATTTTCACCTCCTTTATCAAGTGCATTCGAGGTAGACCCCATCATACACTTACCAATAACTCTTGCTCCTAATCTTAATGTCGTTTTTGTAACCCTCCAGTTGTTGAGGATGTTGTTCGGCCTCTCCCATTTACCTGATTCGTCGTGGACGAGTAATTTGAGTTTCTCCCCATCGTATGCGTTGTCACCGGTATTTTTCCAGTCAATCGTGGTGTCAAGACCTGATATGATTTCTTTAGCTTTGTTACTGTCGAGCTTTCTCCTGGTGAGCTTCGAGGCGGGGACACGATAGGCAAGTTCCGTCTTCGGCCTGTCCATACCGTCTTGTACTGGTTTAAAGAAAAAGGGGTAGTTAACACTAATGGGTACAACTTTATCTGTGAACATCTTCTTCGCATCGGATCCAGATTTGGACAAAATCCCAAACCGTGAATCGCTTGATATGGTTGCCAAGTTAACAGTCTCCCCTGACGCCATGAATGAAAATCCCGAACGCCTGTTCTTGAGATAGCACATACCATAACTTCTTTTGTCTGCTTTACAAGCCTCCCAGAATATATAGAATAATCTATTTGATTCTCGAAACTCTGGCTTCCCAACATCAATCTTGGACCATTGCAAGTACATAAAATGAGTACCAGTAATGTAAGTATCCACATTCTTATTATTGAACCAATGACCGTTTTCTCTTTTATTAAATTGCCCATCTATATATATCCCCCATTTGATTTTAAATTCGTCCGGATAATCTCTCCAGTCAAATATACTAGTTATAGACTTTAGTTCCCTAGGATACTCCTCAGGTGTCCATCTGTCCGTTTTCTTATCTATTTTAGGAGGGGCTTTTGGTAAAGCAATCCTAAGATTTTGTATTTCATATATTTCCCCAATCTGCCCGGTCCTACTTATAACAACGACATCATGTTCTTTGTTGTATCCATATTCCCATTTCTTTCCTTTATTCAACCTGGAAATAGTGGTCAGTTTTATAGGTGTTACAACCCTGTATAAGCTCTGCTCGTACATTACTTAGATTTTCTTTCAGCGAAACCTTTAAACTCCGTTGTTTCAAGTTCTTTCTTAGGTTTGTTTTCTAATATTCTTTCTTCGTCCTCAATACGTGTTAGTATTTCAAAGGCATCAAATATAGCTAGCTTTTTAGTAGCGGCAGCATTCTTTAATTTATCAGCTGTTAAGTCGTCTTCCGAATCTACTATAGGTTCTTTAGCGACTTTTATCAACTCTTCAACTGCTACTTGCCCAGCCTGGATTATATTCCTCTTCGTTTCCTTGATATTCATATTTGATTGTGATTGAATTGGTGGGTACTCGGTATAACCTCTGCCCTTCTATTACGAATTCGTATTCTGAGTTCGGTTTAAAACCTACTAATGATTCTTTTTCAATTTCATCATTACCAAGTTTTACAATGCCTATTAATGGTTTTTCAAAGTCTACAGAAAACATTTTGTCTTCTTTTATAGGTTTAACAAAACAGAATCCTTTTAAAGCTTTCCATTCACCATTTCTTTTAAACGCATATATTTGATCGGCTTGAATAGTGTAAACGTCTTCGCTTAAATAATTCTTGCTATCTTTTTCATTGCCTCTTACATCTCTAAACCTTCTAAATACATTGTGATGCACAATAACGTCGTCACCTTCTTTTAGTTCTTCGTTACCGACTAAAGGTAGGTTTAATATTGTACCTACTCTATTAGTATAGCTATGATTTTGTAAATCTGTATTAAGTAATAATGTTTGTCCTTCTATTTCTTTAGAACCTACAGTTCTATCCCCTTTAGGTGATACTAAATAATTAAAAACACTCTGCATTCTAGTATTTTAAATCATACTCAATGGATACAGACATGTTCTTATTAAAGTCTTTCCAAGGCATTATGGTATCGTTCTTTGTTATATATATAGAGTACTTATCTTCCTCTTCTAAAATATGAGCTATAGTATGACCGCCATACACTTCCTGTCCAACAGCGTAGTGCATAGCGTCATTCTTATAGTCTTTTCCTATACTTATCTTACGAATCAGGTGCATCAGTGATAACCCCTGTGTTTAAGTCGATGTTAACTTTTCCGTAAATCTCTTCTAAGGTTTTCTGCATGTCTTTCAACGATGTAGACTTTAAAGCTATCGAGTGTAATAACTCATGCTTGTGAGCTTCAATTCCACCTATTTGCATTTGCACTTCGTTAATCTCGTTGACGATTGCTTTTAATTCTGTTAATTCTGTTTCAGTTAATTTAACTTCTTGATTTAATTCTTTTACTTGACTCATAATGATTTGATTTAATTGTTACTATTTGGTTTTTGTTTATATGGAAATGCTTTATTTAGCACTTCTTTTCTTTTGTTACATCCACAATCTCCAGGTAGCTTATCTACTATAGCTTTAATCCCAGTTGCTTTTGTAATTTTTTCTATTGTATCTCCTAATCCTTTTGATCCCATTAGCAGTTCCATTTATCTAAAGCTAACTTTTTTCTAGTTGGCTCTCCGTTAGGTTTTTTCATAGCCCCAGGCATTCCACCCATCCTAGCACAAAATGATTTTCTACGGTTAGCGGCTTTACTACCTTTTTTAAGTTTAGAAGGTTTTGTTGTAACCGCTGTTTTTAATTTAGATCCAGGATTGTCTCTTTTATAAGCGTCAACACCTTTTTGATTTAAACCACCGGTTTTAGATTTGCCTTCCTTACGTGTCCACGCTGCTGTTTTTTTAGTAGGTGACGCTTTATCCACGGCTTTACTTACTAAAGAACCGATTATAGCTTTACCAGCCATAGCTACCAAAGGTGCTATTTTTGCAGGTGATTTTGCACAACTTCCTTTTTCCTCCTTCTTTTTACCAGGTACTGGAGAATACCCTTCCCAGCATCTTTTCAATACTGGGGATTTAGGTTCTTGTTTGTATGCCATAATTTTATTTCTTTCCAGTAAAACTTCCGTCAGATCCTATGCCGTCTTTTTTCTTTTTCTTCTTGTCTTCTTTCTTTTTTATAACCTTTTTATCTCCGCTTTTGTTTGCGTAGTTATTAGCGTTAGCTGTAACGTTAGCATCTGATTGATCCGAACTATCAACTACTCTAGACTTGCTTTTTACATTTCCATTTCCTTTAGCACTTATGTTTTGCTTAGACTGTCTTTTTACGCTTTCATTTTCATTAGTAGAAACAGCTAAATTGTCTTTCGCTTGTTGACCTTGTCTTTTTAATCTTTGATCTCTTTTATTGTATTTTTTACCCGAACCTTCTATAGCCTTACCATCTTTGTCTTTTTTTATAGTGGAAGGATCAATAGCTTCTGTTCGACGATTATTCCTGTCAACTTTTCTTTGAGCTGCTTTTTTAGTTCTAGCAGTATGTTTTCCAGATCTAACCGTGTTACGTCTGTCTAAAGAAGTTTGAGCATCACCTTTATCTTTAGTTAAAGATGTTTTTTGCGTTTTAGATACTGTAATTTTTTGACATTTACCATTAACTTTCTTAGATCCTTCAGGGCATTTACTTGTTGATCCACCTGTTGCTATTGTGTTATTCGCCTTTCCATCTTTAGTAGGATTAACGGTACCAAACGTTTTTAAATTATAATCATTTGTTGCTTCTTGAGATACTCCTACGTCTTTTGCTGTTTTAATCCTAGTATTTTTAGTTACCACTGGAGCCAAAATTTCAATGTCTTGTTTAGTGGTTTCTGTTTTTACCGGATCCTTTAACTCGCCATCTACCTTCTTCTGCTGCTTAAACGGAGAAGCTTTCATAGAATATCCTCTCATTTTACTTGGTGATGGAATATCTCTAGTTTGATTGTTTCCGCTAACGCCAGCAGGGCCAACGTCTAATAAAGGTTCTTTCACACCTTTCTTTTGATTAAATAAGCCAGTGCTTATTCTTGCCGTGATCGGCGTGTTTTTACTACCTTTAGTTCCCATTGTGATTAGTTATTAGTTTTTTAAAATTCTAGTGTTGGCGCTTCCATGTCATCCATTGGATTAGTGGCTCCTAAGTTTGTATCAATTTTTTTAGATTTAGGCGCGTCTAATGTTTTTCCTTTTTCCTTTGGCGCTTTTGGCGCTAAGTCAGCAGTTTTTCCTTTTGCTTTTTTATCAGGTTGATTTAAAGCGCCTCCTACGATAGCTCCAACGTCTACAAATTCTTTATTAGTATTTGCAGCTCCATCAACTAATGCTTGATTCATTTTAAGCGGTGAGTTTTTAGCTCTTGCTGTAATAGGCGAACAACTTTTTTTAGCAGGGCTACCTAAGTCGCCTCCGTAACCATCCTGAAAATAAGCTTCCCCTCCGTAGAAGTTTTTCTTAATTTTAGCAGGAGATCCTACACTATATCCATTGTTGCCTTTAACTCCTAATCCTTGAGGACCTATCTTTTTAGCTGGAGAAGTATTTCTTTTATTAAAAGAACCCATAGCTTGTTTCAAAGATACATCTTCGCCCCCAACTCCTTGACGGTCACCAGCTGCGGATTTATCTTGAAATCCAACTTGATTCCTACCTTTAGTTTCTTTATTTAACCTACTAGCTTGACCTCTAAATGTTATTGCCATAATTATGATTGTTTGTATGCTTCGTCTTCCCATTCAAAATCCGGATGACCTTCGTTCATTGTAGCTCTTTTGTAAACTCTTGCTGGTGATTTTGTATCTCTTTTCCAAGTTACAGAATCTTCAGAATATTGTAATCTACCTTGAGCTATCTGATCTAAATGAATCTTTTCGTGTTCTACAGCACCTTCGATTTGTTTATCAGAAAGTTTATCGCTTACGAAAATTGTTCCGTCCCTGTTGGCTTCAGCTTCAACTCCATCCTCTAAATCGTCTTTAACGATCACCGGTGTTCCAAATTGAGAAGTCTTTTCATGAATGCCAAACACATCACAATGAGATTTAAGCTTAAATGCCATTATCCTTTATAACCAGATTTATTAGCTGCTTGTGCGTTTTCAGCATAATGCTTTCTTGCTGATTTGCTTAAGCTTTGATTTGACGCTTCTTTAATGTCGTAAGACATTCCTTTATTCTTTTTTGCTGGTGATGTTACCGATCCTTTACCTGCTCCTAATCTGTTTGGTCCAATTCCTTTCCCGTTGTTTGCCATTTTACTATTATTTAGTTATTAATTATCTTTCCTTATCTTTAATCATATCGTCAATGGCTTTGTTGTAAACCTTATCCGTGTATGTTTTGTTCTTGTAAAAGGTACTTCTAGCTGATGTTGGTAAATCTTCTTCTCCTAGTAATATCCTGTAAATTCTGTTTATTAAACTTTTACATTTATAAGAGGTACTATATATATTAGTCTTCATAGTAGTCCTATTTCTTTTTCTCCAAACATCAATCCAACCCTCTCTTCTTAATCTCTCCCATCTTGCTTTATCCCAAGAGTATGTATAAACACCGTCTATGAAATCATTACGTGTAAATTGCTTTTTACAATCCAAATATATTAATAATTCAATATCAGCGTCTTTGAGATCGTAAGTTTTACAGGCCCATTTTCTAACAAGCCTGTAATACTTAAGTAAATTCATTTCTCTTAAATCACCTGAGTCTAGTTTCATTCTACTAAAACTACATCCCCTATTGTAATTACAAAATACAATTTATCATTCCACTCTATTCCGTGTCCTGCGTGTTTATCGTATCTAACAACGTCCCCTTCTTTAAGAAAGTCTATCTTATCTCCTACACTAATTATGTTACCCTTTAAGTACCTAACGTCGTGGTTTTGATTCTGTGTTATTTCAAGTCCCCCTACTGTCTTCGGAGCTTCTTTGATTTTGTCGATTATAATAAAGTGGTTAATTGCTTTCAAGAGATCTTACATTTGAGATTATACAATCTGCGGATATAATTGTCTTTACCACACTAACTGCGTTTTTAAGCGCTGATTTTGTAACCAAAACCGGATCTATAATACCAGCTTTAATCATATTAACTTCTTTACCTGTTTTAACGTCTATACCTCTGTTCTTTGTAACTTGCTTCTTAATTTCAACAATACCAGCATTATCTAGTATAGTGTAATAAGGAGATCGTATAGAATCTAATAATAACTTATATCCGTCATCTTTAGCTTTGATCTTATTGGAAGCATTTAATAATGCAATTCCGCCGCCCGCTACTATTCCTTCTATTAAAGCTGCTTTCGTAGCGTGTAGTGCATCATCAACTCTATCTTTCTTTTCCTTTAACTCAACTGCTGAATCAGCCCCTACTTTAATAACGCCAACTTTGCCAGTTAGCATAGACAATCTCTTCTCTAATTTTGTCTTTATGTAAGCATTTGTTTCTTTGTCAATCTTAACTTTAACCTCTTCTATGCGCTCTGTTAAATCTAAATTACTATCTTTGATTTGTAAGATCGTGTTTTTAGCGTCTGTAACGGACTTTAAAACTTCTCCTAGTACATTAACATCTAAAAGGTCTAAGTCGTCACCAAGCTCTTCATCTACGACCGTGGCGCCTGTTAGGA